TGATTATAATGTGCCATTTTTCACTGGATTAACGGTAGTAAGTGCTACTGGCACATCGGCTGATGTTACAATCGTCTATGATTAATTTGGACAGATCATGACCGTCATTATTAAAAAAATAGTCCCGGCAACGCAATTAACAACGTCGAGTGTTGGTTATGGTGCGGTTGTCCCGAATGGAGTAAATCAGGTCGTAAAACGCGCGGTATTTTCAAATACCGCGACGTTACCAAGACAAATAACGGTGAATGTGGTTCCTGCTGGCGGGACCGCTACGATAGCAAACCAGATTATTAATGCACGGACGTTGCAGGCCTTAGAGACATATGTATCCCCAGAATTGGCTGGTTATGAATTGCTTCCCGGGGATCAAATTTTTGCCTCGGCAAGCGCCAATACGGACGTGAATATGACCATCAACGGGATTCAGGTTTCATAATGAATGAAATTTTGTCGATAGTGAATCCAGATATGCTACCGGGTAAATCCATGCTGGAAATGGTTTGCCGATTAGAAGTTGAACTCCTAAAAATGCCTCAATCGAACATAAAAACGGAGCATAAGTTTTCGCCTGGAACTTACGAAAGAACGATAATCATCCCGCCTTGGACGGTATTAACTGGCGCAGAACATAAGACCCCATATTCCGTCCGACTCGAAAAAGGTACAATCGCCGTAAATACAGATGATGGCGTAAAGGTATTAACGGCACCATGCGAATTTTTAGCGCCCGCTGGCGTTAAGCGAGTTGGGAGAGTTTTCCAGGATGAAGTAGTCTGGACTGATATTTACGAAAATAAAGATGATTGCAAGGATTTATCAATTATTGAAGGCCGTTTGTATGTAGTACCTGATTGCGGTCTAGGAGAAAACAGAGTGGCCTTGATGATTGAAAAGGATAGGAAAGATTTCCGACTTTTTTTAGACCAGATGGGAATGACTCAGGATCAAATGGATGCCGTGGTTCAAATGGATCATGATCTTATTCCTATGCCAGAAAGTTTTAACGTGGAATTAAGAGATTCAGCATTGCATGGGAAAGGTTTATTCGCGATTAAAGAATTTTCGGCGGGAGAGTTAATTTGCCCCGGTCGAATAAATGGGAAAAGAACGCCAGCGGGAAGATTCATCAATCATTCTTCAAATCCAAATGCCACAACGTCAAAAGTTGGAGATGATATCGAAGCAGTGGCAATCAGGAAAATTCAGGAAAATGAAGAAATAGTTATTGACTACAGAACATCGATGAAAGTCAATTTTGGCATTGCATTTCAAGAGGAGCCATCATGTCAGGGTGGGTAGCTGGAGCGACGGTAGTCGGCGGCCTTGTCGCGGCGGATGCGTCGCGCAGCGCGGCGAATAAGCAGGAGGATGCTGCTAAAGCCGCTACCGCTCAGCAACAACAGAAACTTGATCAAACTCGACAGGATGTTGCTCCGTGGCTTCAAGCTGGTCAAGGTGCTCTGTCTCAGCTTGTGGCCGGAACTCAGAGGCCGTCTAGCGGTCAATTGGGCGGCCTGTTGGGTAGCGTTTATACGGGAGCAGGCCAATCTCTAGGGAATGTAGGCGGGGCACCGGGATTGGGCGGTGGAGGTCAAGGTAGTTTGCTGCAACAGGACTATGTTCCATTTACTCAGCAGCAGTTCCAGCAAGATCCAGGATATCAATTCCAGCTTCAGCAGGGACTTAACACGCTGACAAACAAGGCCTCATTGGGCGGCGGACTCAACAGCAACAACCTGAAGGGATTGATCGGATTCTCACAGGGACTGGCAAATCAGGACTATCAGCAAGCACTCGGAAATTACATTCAGCAATACAGTCTTGGCAATCAATCAAGGCAGCAGAATTTCAACAATCTTGAGGTTCTGTCGCAAGGCGGACTGGGTGCGGGATTGCAGCAAGGCCAGATCAGCGCCAATGTTGGCAATCAGATCGGCTCTAACATCATCGGCGCGGGGAATGCGCAAGCAGCCGGACAAGTAGGTCAGACGAATGCAATCACAGGCGGACTATCAAACGCGTACAACAGCTACTTGCAAAACCAGTACATGAATCAAAACAATCAGAATTTTGACTTTGGCTCGTATGCTGGCGGTGGTGGTGATACTGGCGGCGGCATCATATTCTAACGGGGAAATGACATGGCTGTAGATGCATCGATCCCATTGCAGGTTAAACTCCCGCAATTTAACACGCCATTAGAGGCGCAGGCGCAAGCTGCATCATTGCGTGACCAAATCGCGCAGACACAATTACGTCAGCAGCAAGTACAGCAAGGATTCCAAACGATCAAGGACCAGCAAGAGGTATCACGGTTATGGGCTGACCGGTCGAACATCAATCCAGAAACAGGGCTGCTTGATCCTACAAAAGTTCAATCTCAAATATCGAATCCGAATGTGTATCAGCAAGTTGTAAAACTCAACACGGACGCGCTATATAACAAGCAGAAGGCGGAGAGAGAAAAAACACTTGCCACATCAGAAACAATTCAAACTCAACAAAAAGCAGCGCATGACTTGCGCGAAGAAGCCATTGCCGCATATCAGGATCAGCTAGATAAAAATCCAAACGATAAGCAACTCGCCACGGATGTATTCAATAAAGCCCTACGAGAGGGAGCCGACAAACTGAATGCAACGGGAATCATGGGTAAAAATTGGGCGCCTCCTGCCAATGTTACGCCGGAATTGGCGATTAAATCCTCAATGACCTACAAAGAACGTCTGGCACAGCAGGAAAAAGAGAAATCAGATGTTCGTGCAGAACAGAAACAGACCGAAATCGAGCGGGAAAATCGCGCTCGTGACATTCGATCAGAGCGATCCGAGCGACGTTTAGAAGTTTCTTTGGCAGCGAAGAATGCTCTGGCTGTTCCAGTATCAAAAGAAGACGCGGCCAAATCTGGCGATGAATTCCTGAAAACTTTGAGCGCATCCGAAGCCAATGAAGTGCGCGCAATCGGCGAAGGCCGCATGACGTTTCAGGATTTGGGCGTTCGCGGGAAGGCTCGTGAGCGAATGGCCTCATTGGTCAGTCAAGCATATCCTGGTTACGATTCTGGAGATGTTCGGGTTAATCGCGCCATTGAGCAGGATTTTGCCAAAGGGAAACCAGCACAGTCGTTGCAGTCCATCAACGCAGTAACGGAGCATCTGGGAACCTATCGGAAGTTGGCAAAGGCTCTCGATAACGGCGACATCCAGATGTACAACAAGTACAAAACGGAATTTGAGCGCGCAACTGGCAAGACATTGCCGAATGACCTGAAGGCTGCGGCACCGATTATCGGCAGCGAGATTGTCAAGGCTATCGTTCCCGGCGGCGGTGGCGTCGAGGAGCGTCGGCAAGCACAAGAGCAGTGGAATACGGCATTGTCGAATAAGCAGATTGAATCACAGATTGACAACGTATTTGTTCCACTAATGCAAGGCCAAGTAACCGGATTGCGGCAGCGTTATGAATCAAGCGGTAAGAAAGATTTCAATTCCCGGTTCCTGACGCCAGAGGCACGAAAATCACTAAAAATTGGCGAAGAAGAGAAAACTTCAGCAGCTAAAGCAGGCGGCGCATTGCCGACCGCCACAAATCCGCAGACTGGTGAAAAATTGGTATTCAAGGATGGATCATGGCAGCCGATCAAGTAACGCCACCTCCGCCACCGGGATTTACCATTGATCCGGCGCAATCGTTGCCGTCTGGCTTTGTCATGGATACGGGCGCACCGACCGCCAAAGCTCCAACTCCAGAGAAAGTAACATCCAGCAAAGCCGCATCATTCAAGCAGGGGCTATTTGACCCTGTTGCGGGTGCTTCTCAATTGTTGGCTCATGTACAGCCAGAAAGACTCACGCAAGCAGAATTAGAATTGTCTAACTGGATGTCCAAACACGGAATAGGGAAAGGCGTCAATGTCACATCGACAGAAGGCAAGCCATTAGCCGGATCGCAAGCCATCGATCAACTTATCAAGAACGAAGATGCCTCAGTTGAGCAACAAAGGCAAGAGGCTGGTCGTGCTGGCGGGGCAGACTGGTATCGATTGGCGGGCAATGTTGCCAGCCCTGTAAATTTGATTCCAGCCGCAGGAATAGCAGGGAAAGCCGCTAGCACCGGGAGGTTGGCGTCACTGGGAGGCCGTGCGGCCTTGGGCGCAACGCAAGGCGCTGTAGCTGGTGCAACGGCCCCTGTAACCTCTGGGGACTTCGCCGACGAAAAGGAAAAGCAGATTGCAGCGGGCGCGGCAACTGGGGGGCTATTGCCCGCGCTGACTGGTGCAGCGGCAAGAATTATCAAGCCCATCGGAAACGAAGTAGTAAAAAAACTGACTGACGCCGGTATATCGCTTACACCCGGTCAGATCCTCGGTGGATGGTGGCAACGGGCGGAGGATGCAGCGACAAGCCTGCCATTGGTCGGTGATGCCATTAAGGGTGCTCAACGTCGCGGGATTATGACGTTCAACCAATCAGCTATCAACGATTCTCTAAAGTCCATTGGCGACAAGCTGCCTAAAGGATTGGTTGGCAATGAGGCGTTGACTTATGCACGCAGATCATTAAGTGACGCCTACGATTCATTGCTGCCAAAATTGAAGGGCGATCTTCATGCCGGACCGCCAGCTAACGCATTACCGGGGCCGGGTGTTTCCGCTATTCCTAAGCCAACGTTTAATGATGAATTGAACACCATCCGGCAGATGGGCGCTAATCTTCCATCGCAGCAACGAAAAGACTTGAACCGAATCATCGATAAAGAAGTGATCGGTAAATTCACATCGGCAGGAAAAGCATCGGGTGACACGCTGAAACAGATTCAGGAAACCCTGAACAAAGAGGCGAATAACTTTGCCACTGGCGGGCCTTACGAGCGGACATTATCAGGTGGAATCAAGGAGGTCGGATCGGCACTGCGCCGGATGATCAATGATGTTAATCCAAATAATGCGGATGAATTGGGAAAAATTAACGCTGGATACGCCAGTTTCAAGCGCGCGCAACGTGCAGGATCTAGCGTAGCGGCGCAAGATGGTGTATTTACTCCTGCGCAATACCATAATGCTGTTAAGTCATTGGACAAAACCAAAGACAAGCGAGCATTCTCGGAAGGAACTGCACTAGGACAGGATTTGTCGGCAGCAGCAAAGTCGCGGCTATCGAAAACTGTTCCCGATTCCGGTACGCCATTACGTCAATTAGTGACGGGAGCGGGCGGGGTGGCCACTGGATCGGCTTTAGGTGGAATACCCGGAGTCGCGGCTGCATTAGCTGCGCCGGCACTGTACAGCGCACCCGGAACCAACCTAGCGCGTCTTATGCTTACCACTCGACCACAAGGAGCGCAGCAACTTTCCAATCTTGTACGCGGCAGCAGTCCAGCATTGACGGCTGGGGCAGTACCGCTTGCACAACTTATGCAAGGTACGCAGGATTAACGACCATAGTAAAACGCCAAGAGTTAATGCGATGGCTCGTAGGATATTATCGGAAATCATGAAAGTTATTGTACAATGGAATCATGAAAATTTGCAAAAAATGTTCTTCTGTGGAGTTTTATAAAGACGGAAACTGCAAGTCTTGTGCTAGAGAACGAGTTAAAAAAAGATGGGCTGAGAATCCAGATAAAATGCGAGAGCAAAAGGCAAATTGGCTATCCAAGAGGCCGGGGTATTTTACCGAATGGAATAAGAAAAATCCAGAAAAGAAGGCAGTTAAAGACGCTAAATGGAGATCGGAAAATAGGGAAAAAGCAAGGTATCTTACGGCCAGATGGGAATCTGAAAACAAAGAATCAAAGCGAATTCATTGTCAAAATAGAAGGGTAAGGAAATTAGATAACGGCGGAGCTTTATCCAAAGGGCTTTCTGAAAAACTTTTCGCCCTTCAAAGAGGAATGTGCGCTTGCGGATGCAAGCAACCGCTGGGCGACGACTATCACTTGGACCACATAATGCCATTGGCTCTTGGCGGCTCAAATACTGATGATAATATACAGTTATTAAAGCCGATCTGCAACAAGAAGAAACATGCAAAAGACCCCATTGATTTCATGCGAGAAAGAGGATTTTTACTGTGAGAGTGTTCGTTGCTGATTCTGACAGAGTAGGTCTAGACTTCGCTCTTAGATGCGCAGTTCAAGGGCATGATGTTCGCCTGTTCAGGCCGCCAGGGGTGGATGTTAAAGACGGATACGGATTCTCCGGAATAGTAATTACTAGGGACCTTAAGGATTCTCTAAAATGGGCTCGTGATGGACTTGTTGTAACTACTTGCAATGAAAAATATTTAGATGAAATAGACCGATGGCGTGATTTTGGTTGTCCGGTTTTCGGTCCAACAAAAGCAAGTGCAAAATTAGAAATTGATCGCGGGCATGGAATGCAGGTTATGAAAATGCATGATATGGATATGCCTAAATATCATGAATTCAAAAGTCTTGAAGATGCACTCATCTTTGCTAAAAAGGCAGATCAACCATATGTGCATAAACCTCTCGGATCGGAATCTGACAAGTCATTAACTTTTGTCCCAAAAGATCCCGCGCAATTAGTTGGATGGCTGGAAAGAAAAATTAAATCCGGCATGAAAATAAAAGGGTCATGCATGCTTCAGGAAAAGGTTCAAGACATGGTAGCCGAGGTGGGTATAGCTGCATGGATGGGAAAAGACGGATTCCTGAGAGAGAAAAACGAAATATCATTCGAATTCAAAAAATTGATGGCCGATGATTTCGGACCAAGCACTGGAGAGCAGGGAACTGTAACGCAATATGTCAAAGAATCTAAACTTGCTGATATTTTAATGCGGTTCGAATCACATTTTAGGGCTTTAGGCCACACTGGTGATGTCGCTATTAACGGGGCTATTGACGGGAAGGGTAATTATCTACCGTTTGAATTCACTTGTCGCGCCGGATGGCCTGATTTTTTTATCAGAACAAGCTTGACTAAGGGCGATCATGCTCAATGGATGAAAGACGCCTTAGAAGGGAAGGATACGCTAAAAGTATCGTATGACGTTGCCATAGGGGTTGTGGTGGCGCAGAAGCCATATCCGTATGAGGATGGATTGCCTGAAATTACGGAAGGAAATCCCATTTATGGAGTTGACGAAGTAGCAGAGCATATTCATTTCGCGCAGGTAATGATGGGGCGCGGACCTGTTTGGGACGGCAAGAAAACAGTCGAGGAAAAATTACCACTTACCTCGGGTAGTTATGTTTTAGTAGCAACAGGACATGGTAAAACCGTCTGTGACGCAAAAAGATCGGTTGATGATGTTATTGATCATATTTCATTGCCGGATATGCTAGTGCGTTGCGATATTGGCGACAAATTAGAGCGTCAATTACCGAAGTTACACGATTTAGGTTTTGATGAAATGCCGCAATGGGAGTAATATAGCCACAATTTACTGCCGGGATGGCAGCAATTGCCCTACAGCGCCGAAGAGCCAAAGGAAATCATGAGATACCTAGCTTTAATTCTGTGTTTCGTGTCGTCACTCGCATTTTCACAGGTTGCGAATACGACTTATCAGCCGCTTCCGTTGGCAACTCAAACGGCAACAACGGTCAATTCCCCAGTTCAGAACAATTTCAACTACCGTGGCGGACACTTCATTATCAACGTGGTGACGGCAACTAGCGGTAACTACACGCCTCACATTCAAGCTCAAGATCCCATTAGCGGGATTTGGTACGACATCCTTGTAGGATCGGCTATCAGCACTGTAGGAACGACTGTATTGAAAGTCTATCCTGGTATCGGCGCTTCCGCAAACGCATCTGCGTCTGACATTTTACCATTGACATGGCGCGTCCAACTTATCGGGGCATCCACTCCAAGCATGGTTATTTCTGTGAGCGCCTATTTGGAGCTATAGGCCATGAAAAAATTATTTATATTGATTTTTATTCTTCCGGCGCTGTCATTTGCCGGGAATAATTTCAATATTCTTGACATCGTATCGTCCACCATTACCGGCGGGTCAATAAATGGCGCGGCTATCGGTGCTACCACTCCATCGACTGGGGCATTTACTACTCTGTCAGCAACAACTGCACTGCCAATAACTAGCGGCGGCACTGGATCAACGACCGCATCGTCCGCATTAACGGCGCTTGGTGGCGCTGGTTTGGTCTCTCCATCGTTCACGACACCCAATATTGGCGCAGCTACAGGGACATCATTAGTCGCATCCGGCGGAATTTCTGCGACAACTTTAACTCATTCGCAACAAGAGGTAGACACAAGCTACACGTTCAATGCTCCGACTACAGGTCAAACAGTTACCTTATCGTCTGGAACGGGAAACGCCATTATTGCGCCAGCCGGAACGCTGGCCGCGCTGACAATAGTATTGCCAGGATGTACATCTGGATATGACGGGTCAATCGCTCGTTTTTCCAGTTCTCAACTTATCACATCACTGACAGTGAGTGCTACTAGCGGATCGGTGGCGGATGGCTCGACCACATTAGCTTTGGGCGGTGGAAATGGATATATCTGTCGTGGAAGCACTACTACTTGGTATCGAATGTATTAATCATAATATCTGGTTTCATTGACATCAGAAAGAAAATAAATGACAGTATCGCAATCGCCGTTCCTAAAATTCAGAGGATTTGACAATAACGGCAATCCTTTGTCGGGCGGACTTCTATTCACCTACGCGGCTGGAACGACAAACAAATTAGCGACCTTCACTGATTCGACCGGAGTCACGCCAAACACAAATCCCATAATTCTCGATGCGAGGGGCGAGTGCGATTTATTCCTCACGTCGAATCTTCTTTACAAATTCGTTTTATCACCATCTACCGATACAGATCCTCCTACTAATCCATTCTGGACGGAAGATAATGTTTCTGGGATATTAAGCTCAAATTCAAATGCTCTTGCAACATTTATTGCTAGTCTTGCGTCATCCATTGGATCAACCTTAATTGGATGGATACAATCGGGTGTTGGTGCTATAGCAAGACTGGTTCAAGACAAGTTGCGCGAATCGCTCAGCACTAAGGATTTCGGAGCAGTAGGCGATGGAGTAACGGACGATACGGCGGCGATTCAAGCTGCACTGACAGCAGCAATTTTAGCCGGAAAAGCATTATTTATTCCGGCTGGGACCTATCTATGTACGGCGGCTTTGACCGGTAGCGGTAATGCGGTGATCTTTGGCGAGGGTAGAGGCCTATCAATTCTGTCATGGCCAAATACGGCAGTTACTTCTGGTTTATCTATTACGTTGAGCGCAGCAGGCGGCTTCACACAGACATCAGATATCCATAACCTGACGCTGCTGACTGGCAGCACTACGGCGGCAGGCGTGGCGCTTACGATCACCGGTGCGACCAATACTGCATCAGACCGGGTAACGGCAAAGGTCGTTCTGCGAGATATCATCATCCGAGGGAAGACCAATCCTACAACGGACGGATGGGGCACTGGCATTAATCTGATTAATTGCAGCAATACTATTGTGGATAGCGTCGGCATCAGCGGCAAAGTCGGGGGCGCAGGCGAGCCTGTCTATGATACTGTCTACGGTATCCTTTACAACAATAGCAACAGTGCCAGTCCGCATCCAACCGGTCTGAGCATTATAAATTGCTTCGTATTTTATGCAAAAAACGGCATTTATTGCAGCGATTTCGAGGGCGCGTATATCACTGATTGTCAGATGTTTGGCGTAAATCTTGGCATAGCCGTGACGGGGACAAGTACATTCCCGCATGCGTCAATCATGAACAATCATATCAACGCCAGCAATACATGCGTCCAGATCGATAAAATGTATGAGGTATTTGTTCATGGCAATCTTCTGTACAAGCAGCTGGATAATGCTACGGCAGGCACCGGAGTATCCGTCATCAACGCCGCTGGATTCTTCTCGATCCAGGGAAATACGTTCGAAAACTTGAATGCGGTGATCAATATCAATGCAATCATTGTTTCATCCGGCTCAAATGGCCTCATTGACGGAAATATCTTTCGGCGTTGCGATAACACAGCACTCACTGTAGCTGGATTGGCGATATGGTTGACTGCCGGAGCATCAAATTGCACGGTAGGTCGCAATAACACATATGCATTGACGACCAATAAAACACTCAATTCCGGCACTGGAAATAATATTGCCTTGACGACATTGAGTGCCACTGGTAGTACTTCCAATGCCGAAGGACTCATTGAGAAATGGGGGTCCGCAGTAGTTACATTGGATGCTAGCGGTAACGGCACGATAACTCATGCAACAGCCTTCCCAACCGCTTATTTTTCAGGCGTAGTTTCGAGTGGTGATCCAGGGTTCGCAGCCAATGCCGCATTCAGCGTCAATAACGGCAGTTGCACGACAGCTATACTAGCATTTTCCGTACGACCTAATCCAGGGGCAGTCGCAGTTCGCGTCAATTACATAGTAAAAGGTGATTGATATCATCAATACTAACAAAATTGAAAGTCTTATCCACAACGCAATGAAAGGAAATATCATGCATAAAGTATTGCAAGCAGGGAACGGCGATCCTCCACCAAAGCCAATGGCACCGATTTACAAAAAGCCAAAGAAAAAGTGATTTCGTATGTCGTTTTATTGGCGTTGGCATTAATACTCAACGCCAAGAACAAGAAAATGTTCGTGCTGTCCTTAGTGGTCGGCGCGAACATTTTCATACCTATTCCAAATGAAAATTTTTACCTAATTTGCATTTTGTTCGAGATATTGACGGCGCTATTGGCGTACAAAATAGACGTTCCGGCATCTCGGGTAGTAATTAGAATATCGTCTTTGTTAGTAGTTTTTCACGCGTTAGGGTATTGGTTCGATGGTCATCCTCCAGAAAGCCCGTACCATATTCTAGTTAAAATCTGCGAGCATTCTAACCTGTTGGCGTGCATCATTTTCTCAAACAAGTTCATCGATAAAAAGGACAATAATGTCATCGGTTGAATATTCAATTCTGGCTTTTATTGCTACGATATTGGTTGGCGTCATCGGGTATTTTCTAACTGATGCGCACAATCAGCTAAAAATAAAAGCAGATAAAGAATCCCTAACGAATGCGGTTGATTCTCTTCGCCGAGAACAGCTTGCAGCGGAGGAACGCTACAGGCGCGAGGCGGACAAGATGGAAAAGCAATATGATGTCAAGTTCGCCGGAATGGTAAAGGACGTCTCGGACAGAATGAACACCATTGAAAACAATCTTTCAAGACAGATTGATATGGTGATTCAATTACTCAAGCGGGATAATCCATCATGAACAGAGACACGTTATCTGCGCAACTCGTCATTGACGAAGATTTGAAACTCAAGCCGTATCGCGATACGGTAGGGAAATTGACCATCGGCGTAGGTCGCAATCTAGATGATGTCGGAATTAGCAAGAATGAGGCTATGATGCTGCTAGAGTCCGATATTGATGTCGCATGCATGGATCTAGACAAGGATCTGCCATGGTGGCGAGAAATGACCGATTCCAGACAGCAGGTATTAGCGAATATGTGCTTTAACATGGGCATCAAAAAGCTACTAGGCTTTGTTAACACGCTTGCAAACATGAAATCGGGTGAATACGTTGTTGCGGCCAATGGCATGCGCAATTCATTGTGGGCAAAGCAAGTTGGGCAACGCGCTGAACGACTGGCGCAGATGATGGAAAAGGGGTAAGTCATGGACTGGAAATCATTGTTAGGTGGAATTGCGCCGGCCATAAGTAGCGTTTTGACGGT